TAACCGACACGCTGACCGCTCCTTGGCGTTTCAGCATGGACCATATGTCGTGGACCGATCAGGAAATTGAACTGAACGAAGGCGATGCCAAGGTCATGTACAAGCGCGTGAAGCGCATCAAGGAAATGCGTATGTGGACTTCCATGCTCAACGGCATGGAGAACGACCTGTGGGCAACCACCTTCGGTAACTATGGCAACATGGAAACTGGTGGCAAGGAGCCGTACTCGCTTCCTGCATTCATCACCGAAACCGTTAACTCGGATCTTACCTTTGGTGAGCGTGGCGGCGTTCCGGCTGGTTGGACGAACATCCTTGGTATTAACCCAGTGAATGATCCACGTTGGACGAATCAGGTTTCGTTCTACAAGCGGACCGGAACTGCAAATGATGTTCCTACTACAAAGAATGCTGGTGATTACACTGGTCACAATGCCAATGCATCAATTGCTCGCAATGTGTACAGCCTATTTGGCGCATTTGACGATATGTATCAGAAGGTGCAGTTCAAGGCTCCTCTGACGCAGCGTCAGTACTTTGAGGAAACACAGTTCAATCGTCAAATGATTCTGTGCTCAAAGGAAGGCATCAATCTCTACAAGCGATCACTTCGTGCATCGAACGATATGCTCGTAAGCGCACAGGATTCTGCTTACAACACGCCAACGTACAGTGGTATTCCGGTTGAATACTGCGCCAACATGGACAGTGCTGCAATTTATCCTGCTGTTGCTTCTGGATCGACAGTTGCTGATGATTTGGCTGGTCGTAACGGAGATACGGTTGTTGCTACCGGAAGCGAATTTGCATTGAACACCATCGATAAGGGTGCTCGATTCTGGTTCGTGAACGGTCAGTATGTCACTCCTATCTATCACTCGACTCGCTACATGAAGAAGCATGATGTGATGCGTCACCCAAATCAGCCGTTCACTTGGGTTCAGCCTGTTGACTGCTGGTGGAACGTGTTCTGCAACAGCCGTCAGCGTCACGGAATCGTTGCCCCTATTGCTGTCTAACACAAATGGGGGGTGGGTCATCCCACCCCCTTCTCTCACAAAGGAAATCACATGATCTTTACTCCTTCGGCTGGTCCTCTCGGCGCACACCCCGCGCCATACATCACAAAGTGTGTTGCTCGCGTAGCAACACTTGCAGTTGGTGATGTTGTTGTCACTTCATTTCTTCACAGTACTCCTGTTCTCGATCCAAGTTTGGGCTATGACCCTCTGTATGTGTTCAACTGCGTTGCTCCTGCTGATGGTAATTTGACAAACAACAATGGTTATATTGGGGTTGTTACTGATCTCAATGGAACCAGTGGTGCTGCTGGCTCAATCGTGACCGTGCAGTTTGGTGGAATTGTTACTGCGAAAGTAACGCCATCTACCACTCTCGTTCCGGGAACGATTTTGACTCCAAGTGATGCTGGTGCAACATTTGTTGACGGTGGTGGTGCTACAGCCGCTACCGTTGGTGGTGCTGTTCTGATGCAAGACACGACCGGAACTTCCACCATTCTTGCTCGCGTGTTTGTTCCGCTCCAGTATTGGTTCCGTATTGCTACGCCTTGATGATTGATTAAACCCACACCACTGGACGGGGAAACCCGTCCAGTGGATTTCAATGCTTTACTACAAAGACCTGACGAACCATGTGTTGCTTGCCATCGGTGGTCGCCCATCGACTGCCGCTGGTCAGACTGTCGCAGAACGACAGGCTGAGATCATCAATCAGGCTGGTGAGCATCTGTTTGGCTACCAGTGGACGTTCAGGCAAGCCACTGCACTGCTGTCAACCACTTCTGGTCAACAGTATGTGCTGCTGCCTGCTGACTTTTCTGAATTGATCGCCGCGTGGAGCGGAACACTGCCGCTCTTGATCACTAATCAGGATGAGGTAGAGAACACCCGCTCGTCTGACTTCAACAGTTACGGTACGCGAGGGTACGTGAAGGCAGTTGTGCCTACAAATGCTGCGCCTACACAGACGTATCAGTTGCAAATCTATCCAACTCCGACCAGTTCGGAGGCAATCAAGATCACGTATCGCACTGGCTGGCAACGCGTATCGACTGCAAACCTGCCCACGGATGTCATTTCGATCCCACTTTATCTTGAGGCTTTGCTCGTTCTCTACGTCCGTGCGATCACTGAGTCCTATGAAGACGGTCAACAGTCGCAGCGTCTTGCAGAGATTGAGGCTGGACCACTCTTTGGTACTGCGCAGCGTAAGGACGGGATGCTGCAAGCACACTTTGGTCAGTTACGACCGAACGTTTGGACAAACAACTATCGAAACAACGGCGGGTTCGTTATGACGAATACTGTCCCAAACCCTTCATAAGGAAACGCCATGTCAGTAGACCTATCAGGACGCGCCGGAACTGTCACCGCACTGCAAACGATTCCAGATGCACTGGAAGTTGCATCGTTAGCAAACATCACTGTCGTTGCTACTGGTAGTTTGACTGCGCGAGTACAAACATCTACTCGACCTGCTACAGCGGGTGGTTCAATTGTTGTAACTCCTTCAATGAACTACATCAAAGTGTGTCCCTTGTATCTCACAAGCGGCGGAGCAATCGTTCTGAACGTCATTGGTTGGTCATTCTCAAAGGTTGCTGATCGATGGATTCCAGTCAACCTTGCGCAGACCACGGCAACGGTCGCGACTGGTGGTGCAATTACTGTTGCTGGCACAGCCCTGTTCCCCGCAATAAGTTTTTCGGCTAGTGGTGCTGGTGACTACAAGAGATTTGAGGGGACAACGAGTTGCACATCTGGTTTCATTATTGTTGATACCTGCGGTAGTGAACTTATTGAGTTGTATTTCACGGGAACCGCAGCGGCTGCTAACGCACTCGTTTCGTTTATCTAAATGATGTCATCAAATCGAACATGGTCTATTGCTCCTCCGACATTGCGCCAAGAACGCAATCGAACGCTGTCACTTGACGGTCAAACGGTTGGAACAAGGAAGTTTGATTTCAGCACGATGGGCGGAAAGGTTAATCTTTCCGCCTATGGCTTAACTTTTGCCCGTGCTGGTGCAGCAACTTTCATTCGGTCAAATGGTTTGGTTGGGTACGTCAGTAGTGGAGAACCTCGATTCACCTTTGAATCGATTGGCGGCGTAATGACATCGAAGGGTGTGCTCATTGAAGCCGCCGTCACCAATCGGCTCACGCACAGTCAAACATTCTCTACCGTTGGCGGAGACTTTCAATGGACTGATGTAAGTATCACCAGAGCCACTGGTCAAGTCTCGCCGGACGGAACCACCAACGCTGTTCGCTTTACTGCGAGTGCTGGAAATGCAACCATTACGCATGGTCTTTCTACGTCCGCGCCAAATACGCAGCGTGTTTGGTCGGCATGGATTAGGCGCGTAAATGGGTCTGGCGCATTTCAAATCTCAACTGCAATTACTACGCCATCGTGGTCAACAGTCACCATTACTAGCGAATGGGTTCGATATCAGGGATTAACAACGGCTACTCAACAACAGATTGCGTTTCGGATTGTTGACAGCGGTAACTCAGTAGAAATCTGGGGTGCACAACTAGAAGACGGAACTGTTGCCTCTTCATATGTTCCCGTCACACTAAACCCGGATACGCGTGGTGATGATCGACTGACGATGAGTGGAACGAATTTCACTTCATGGTTCACACAGCCCGGTACGTTTGTTGTCAAGTACTTCCGTGGAGCGGTTGGTGCTGGTGATCGATCAGTGCTTTCGTTTGACGTAGCGGCAACTAAACACCTTCACTTAAAACACGCGAATGGTTCGGCTACTAGCAGTTTGCTTTGGACAACTGGATCTATAACTGCAACGTCACTGACAAGTGCATTGAATGCCACAGCGTTCACTATTAGTGGATCGTCTAACGCTGCGATCCGGATGTGTACGAATGGTGGGACGGTAACGAGTGGTACATCTAATGTCAGCCCATCCACTATTGGGTGGATGAATATTGGTACTGACTCGATTACGGCAATTGGCGACTTTGAAGGTCACCTCAATAACGGTGTCCATTCCGTGGTGTTCTATCCACGCCTTCTTTCAGACATTGAACTTCAAACTTATACAGGATCTTGACTATGACATTTGCACCGATTCAAAATCGTCTTGGCGTTCAACCAGTAGGAACAACTGTTACCTGCGTAAACAAGTCTGGTACATCGGTTGCCATTGGCGATCTGGTGATTACTTCGTTTATCCACGCTGGCGCGGTCGTTAATCCTGAGCAGGCTGGGAATGCTGGCTATGTGTTCAATTGCGTTCGCAAGGCTGTGTCTACGGAGTCTGGCAACACGGGCTACCTTGGCGTAGTCACTGGCTTGATGTCTGGAGCAGGCGGCAATGGTCGTGAGGTGGAGGTGCAGTTCGGCGGCATCTGCTCTGCTAAGGTGCTTGTGAATGCGACTGTAACTCCGGGAACGCTTCTTGGCGTATCAACCACTGCTGGCGTGTTAACTAATGCTGTCACTGCATCGGGATATTCAGTGACTTTGATGGACAATGCAGCAGTTGCTGATGGCACTGCGATTAAGCGTGTTTATATTCCACAGGAATATTCGTTCAATGCAACTCAAGCAGATGACGGTCCTGTTGTTTACGGCAGTTCACGTGCTGGTCAGTTCCTTAGTGACCTAGCGGCGGGAACAGATAGTCTTGATGTTGTCATCCTTGGCGATAGCAACACTGGATCGGCAATTGGTGGTATGTGGGGATACCACGCTGGATTCAGTCAGACATTTAATGATCGGCAGTATCAGTGCTATGGCTTACCAATTTATCCCGCTATGACTGAGTGGGGTCTAAATGACTATGGTCTTGGTGGATGGAACGCAAGCGCATATCTTTCTAATGCAACCGGAAATCTTTTGAACGGAAACGTATCTGGTGATTCAACTGCATATACCGTTTGGAATCCCGGTGATATTGCTACAGTAACTATTTCTAACGCTAGCCCTGCTGTTATCACTTACACAGCACATGGTTTACAGGCAAGCGATCCAGTGTTTTTAACCACGACTGCATTACTTCCTGCGGGATTGTCTAACACCTTGACTGGTGTTGCGGTTGCGGGAACAGCCGGGCAATTTTCTTGCACGGCTGTAACTGTGCCGCTTGCTGTGAGCCAGCCCGTAAGAATTTCAGGAACATTCACTAATGGAAATAGCATTACTGCGTACGTTGATCCAACCGTTTATTACATAATTGCCACGAACGGTTCAACTACATTCACGTTGTCTGCTACTCGTGGTGGAACTGCTGTTACCACCGTAGTTGGTAGTTCTGGCATAGGTGCAGCATTTAATGTTTCAAACACGGGCTTTACTTATTGGGTCAAAGATGTACTTACGCCTGATACTTTCACGATTTGTGTTGGTCCTCAAGGATCAGCAGTTAACACATCTTCGGCTGGTGTTGGAACACACACAATACAAACAGGAACATGGGTTCGGTATGGAAGTGCTACCGGATATCCGCCTGCAAAGGATAGTTGGGCATACATTGCGTCTGGAACATACACAAACAACTACAACGGAGTCGAAATGAATGGCGTTGATGCCGTTCTTCCGGCGCGTCCGCATCCATTAAATTCTGCATCTTTGACTCTTCACCATCGAGTTGTGTATGGAACATTCGCTACTGGAAGCGGGTCATTTCAAGGTCGATCACGCCAATATGGCGGATCTCCTGTTTATGCAAGCGGACCTGTTCAATCAACAGTAGGTGCAGCATACTCATCAAATGTGTATGAATACCAATTCACTCCCAACGGCAACGGTATGAGTTGTTCTTGGAGCGGTGGTGCTGCGGGTGCTACTGGACCGTGCGCAATTTTGACTCATACTGTTTATTGCAAGCGTAAAGGTTGGTCAGTGACTAGTCATGGCTATCTTGCTGGATACAACAGTGTTGGTATTGAATCAGTAATTACAACAATTGGTTCAACACTGCTTCGAGAGCATTTGAAAGAATTGCGTACTCGTCAAACCAGCGGTACTGGTAGTGGTCGTGTGTTGCTTGTGGTTCATTCAGGAATCAATGGAACGGCAGGTGAGCAAGAATCAGCCGCTCGATGGACATCATGCCATTTGGCTGTTTGGAATACATACAAGGCTGCATGGAGTGCGCTTGGATATCCAGCAACTGACCTTGCAATTGTCTCGTTTGTTGGAGAACCAAAGAATGCAGATGACTCGTCAAACAATTCAGACCCAGAAAATTTGATTCCTGTTCGAACAGCAGCAAACGCAATGGCGGTAGCCAATCCCGACATGACTGTTGTTGACGTTAAGAAGTTGATGAACTACCAACAGTTGGTTTATGTACCAATTGGCGGAGCAAATTTCTATCAAGCCGGATCTTCTAATGTCCACCTATCTGGTGGTGCGTCTAGCACAACAGATGGATACACAGTAGTAAGCAACATGATTGTTTCTGCACTTCTTGCAACTGTGTAAATCACGACTATCAAACCTCTCGCCTTTAGTTTGCAATTAAATACATGAGTCCCGAATCCACTACCAAACTGTTCAATCTGGAAAAAGCCCAGTTGACTCTGACTGTCATCCTCATTCTTGGGTCGGTGGTTTATGTCGGTAGACGCTTGCAATCTGACGAGCATCAGCAACACTTGCTAGAAAGCATTGCGTCTGACATCAATCTCATCAAGGACCGCAACGCGGACGCGAACGCGCAGATCCGTGTAATCGGCGAGCGCGTCTCGCAGGTCGAGAAGCGGCTGGAGCGCATGGAGTCGCGCCCTTGAAGTGCCTTCTCGTTGCTGCGCTGGTGCTGTCAGGCTGCTCCCCAGTAGCCCGTATCAGTGCCAACAGCAACGAGATTCGGATGGAGGCGCAACTGCTCATGGATCATGGGCAGGCGACAGGCGATACGGTGGTGGTCGCGGGCGCGACCCGGATTGACGGTCTGGCGGCAGGCATCCACGCGGAGTTGCCGGGAGTGGAGGACAAGACTCCACCTTGGATGGCACTGGCAGGTTGGATAGCAGTAGCGGTAGTTGCGATAGCGGTAGTGATCATTCTGTTCCAGACAGGGTTTGGTACTGCTATCAGAATTGCGATTGGTTGGATCCCACGTAAGCCTCGGCAAGAGGCGGAGTTAGCGGCGAATATGCTAGACCCAGACAAACCAGAGAACGCTCGCGAATTTATAGCAGCCCGGAGAGCCTCTGATCCATTTTTCAATGCGGCGTTTAAGAACGCTCGGGCTGTAAAGGAGACACCATGATTCTCGCAGACCTAAGTTCCTTCATCGGTAGCGTGTGGGCAGTTGGCTTGGCGTTGGTAGTTGGCGTTGGTGCAGGGTATTACCTGCGCAGCAAGAAGCAGTTCTAATACAAGAGGAGGATTACTAGTGGCGATCAAGATGCAAATTCGGCGCGGAACTTTGGCGGCT